ATAAACTACTCTCCCCAATGATCAATGATAGTTTCCATTTCGGAAATCCTTTCGCCAAGTCGTTTAGTAGACTCTTTCATCTCTTCGAGCTTTTCTCTGAAATGCGCTTGAGCCTCCATGACTTTATCAAAATCAATTTCTTCCATATTAAGTTACCTCTCTTTCTACTTAGAGGTATGTAATTATTAGACACCAGGGCCGTGCCAGTATTCCCAGCGCTCCTTATCAGTACGTCTAGGTTGGGCTTTGGCACTAGGGTTATTGAAGTTGTAGCCATACTCTTCAGGCTTAATCCTACCTTGTTTAACTAGGTCTGATACCCTACGGTTTATTGTAGCTCGAGATATACCCATAGAGACGGCAATGGTGCGATTCGACCACCCCGCCTCTTTATATAGGATAATATCTTCGTCACTCACATACTTCTTAGGCCTACCAGGCGGTCTAACAGAGGATAAAGCCCGGACAATATCTAGACCGTTTTCAAACATAGGCTACTCCGTGTGTGAATAGATTTGGACTTGGACGAAGTTCTCGGTTTTGTCATGGTAGACAACGTTATAATAAGGATTTTCTTCTACGTAGTTATCAAACCATGTACGGAATAAATCGACATCCTTTACCGGAAAGGTTACGGATTTAGGGCATCTAGGGTGGTCTAGAATCATACTAGAAAAGGTCGTTATCCCAGGTAAACCTCTTATTAAGTCCGAGATACACGCCTTAAGATTAGCACCATCTGGACTTAGGTTAGCCCATTCAACAAACGGTGGCCGATCCTTTTTAGAAGAAGATTTTTCTTCCTCCAGCCACACCGCAGTCATAAGAGCATAGTTAGATAAATCCTTTAGAGTATCTACCAGCGACTCATCAGAGACCTTCTGCTCAGTGCCTTTCTTGGTAAGACTATTCAGCCGCCCAATCTTATCTTCCATCCGGACAATAGCCGCGATGATGCCGTGCTTTTCCAAAGACTCTTCGAAAGAGTTTCCATAGTCAGCGTTTTTCTTTTCGAAAATAGAGAGAAGCTCGTCATAACCCTGCTTCATATTAGTCGGATTTACTTTCATTCGTTTCCTCCTCGTGATATACATTATTGGCAAGTGGTGCTATAGTTACAGCTTCAAGAAATGCTTGTAGATATATCTTCTTAAGTTTTGATGGGCGGAGTGATTTAAATTTCTCAGCTTTCTTCTTCCAGAATATACCTAGAGGATTATCGTCCGGTTTCTTGCTAGCGAAGATTTCCATCTGTTTAATACTTTGGTTAATTAAAACCGCTTTATTATTCTTTCCACGTTTCATTATTTATCACCTTTCTTCTTTTTCATTCCAGCCATACCTAAAGCAAGTACGCCAATCACAACACCACCAATAGCAAGATATGAAGCTTCATTAGTACCAGTAGCGGGTAGAGTAGGTTGACCAAGAGGTTGTTGTTTAGCTGGTTTTGAAGGTTCTTCTTTGATTTCACCTTCAGCTTTTGGTTTGTCCATTTGCGGTGTTGGTACTTCAGGAATAACCAATTCTGGTTTGTCCAGTACCGGAGCTGGCGGCATCAATGGGATATATGCCAAGTCAATTTCAGGCTTATCCAAGATTGGTGCATCATTTGGAATAATACCACCATTCCATTCTGGTTTGTCGTACTTAGGCGCATCAAATGGTACGGTAGAACCTTTCCATTCAGGTAAGTCTAATGTTGGTGCCGGTGGCATTAATGGAATATCAGCCAAGTCAATAGATGGTTTATCATATACTGGCGGATCGTTTGGAATAACACCACCTTCAAACTCGGGCTTATCATACTTAGGTGCGTCATTTGGCTTATCCCATTTAGGACGAGATTTACCAACAGCACGACCATTGCCGTCATACAATTTAGTTTCAGCATTATGGGATACAAAGCCGCCATTCCAGCTTGTAGTAAACAGGTTGGTAGGGTTATATTGAACTGGCGTACGTAGATGAGTCTTATATTCAACCATCAAGATTTTGTTTTCAATCTTATCGATATGGGTTGTGAAGCCATTCTTATTGAATTTAGTGTTCGCCAAAGCTTGTGCAGCAGGAGAGTCGTAAATCCAAGGATCCACATCCTTAACGTAGCTGTAAATAAGGCTACCTTCAACATAATCCTGATCGTCAGACCAAGTGTCGGCGATATTAACATCTTCCATAGTTTGACGCTTATAATTCAAGCGAGCAACCCAATGTATAAGATTTTGATCAGCACGGTCTTGATAACCATATTTATACAACTCCTCATTTGGATTGATGGTTCCTTTAGACCCGGCGTTGATTTCAACAACAGTACCATTGAATGAGATATTACGCTTAGTATTTTCCTGCACGATTTCACGGTTGATTTGGGTATGGAAGTTCAGGCTGATAGATTTGTCCAGCGGATGGTCTTGGAAATAATTATTGAACGTTGTAGTAACCGTTCTTTCATTAGCCTTAACGTCAGCAGTTCCGACTTCAGTTTCACCAGTTTCGTTATAGACTGGGAAATTATAGCTAGTTTCGAGATTTAGCTCTTCCGGAATATTGAAGGTCATTTTGTCACCTTCATTGATTGAGACTTCATCAGGGATATCTGTCTTGATATTAACATCAACATCAGACCAGATTGAGTCTTCTTCTTTTTTAGTCACAGTGACTTCTGGGTCAGTAGCAACAAGTTCAGTAGAACCCTCAGCCTTAGTTACGTCCGCAAATACAGACTCAGTAACAACAGCAGTTCCGAAAAGAGCGATACCCATAGCAGCGATTTTAAGTGTAGTTTGTTTTTTCATTTTAATTCTCCTTTAAATATATACATCTCGTTTATATCGGTCATTTCAATTTTCGACATAAACCAAACAAAAAAGAAAAGCCGAGTAATTTACTCAGCCTTCTTAGCTTTAGAAAATAGATCTTTCAATTTGGATTGAAGACCACTTCCGTTAAATACGTCATATGCTAGTGTTGCCGCAACGACAGCAAAAGCTCCAGCCGTAATTTTAGAAAATAGTTTTTCCATATTATTTTACCTCTCTTTCTATATAGAGGACTGTACTTTTTTGCCCTTAGGCTTCTTATTCTTATACCATTGTGCACCAGGTTGGTCTTCTTCAAGAGGCGACGCCAATCCTAGTTCGCTAAGGACGGTATATTGGATTTGGTTACGTCTAACCGACCGATACTCCTTAGGAACAAACATACGCAAATCCTCTTCTTTAAAATGAGATATGATAATATCGCGCTCATCATCATATAAGACGGTGATTTTCAGCATGCAAGGATTTTCAGCGATCCAATCGATAAACTGAGAACACGTCATATCATAAATACGTCCAGAGTTCAAATCCCGTTTAGCCTGAGGTGAATATTTAGACATATATTTAGTATATGATGAGTTTGGTGATTTACAGATTTCCTTGATATTGTAATCGAAATATCGTACAATCTTCGCAGCCAACTCACGAGATAGTTTAGGTGTGTATTCGCCACCACCCATTCGTGTTTTTTTATAGGTAGATAATATCTTATACTTAACACCATATCTCTCAAAGAAATCAACCGCCTTAAACATAACTCGGTTTGAGCTCTGTACAGTTGAGTCTATTAAATATAACATCTCCCAGTCCTCCTAAACCGGCATATTCCAACCTAAGACGCCACGGATACCTTGTTCACGCATAGTAACTAAAATACCATTTAGTTCTTCAAGGTCTATGAATGGTGTCATTAGGATATTGGAAGAGAGAGGAGGATTGTAATAGATGATGTTATTATCAAGTAGGGTAATACGAACATTAGTTTTAGCGTTCGTGATGCTACCTACAACTTCCTGCTGGTCTTCAGGGATTACAAGGATTTCAACACGAGGTTCAAATAACTCAGCGTCCTTAAATCCACTGACAGTAGTAACAAACCCCATTGGCCGGGGCTCGTCTTCTACTTTGTCTTTTGAAAACCATTCTTTGATTTTCTTAAACATCTTTACTCCTTTGCATAGTTGGCGAATTTAGTTCCGCCGAAAATGATATCGCCATCACCAACCGCATAGACATCTTTAACAGCGTCTTTAACAAGTTTGTGATAGTAGGTCATGTCGATATCTTCGAAGCCTTTATACTGAGTAGCCAGCTCCCATTTATAACCGGAAGTACCTGTTACAGATACGTTTTTGTCGACAATGGTATCAGGGAAGCCGTTATCAATGATTTGTTTAACTTCGTAAATATCGAGACCTAATTCATTGGCAATCTTTTGCTTCTTAGCTTCTTCTAACTCGTAAGCACTAAGTCCCTCAGACTCCCGTTTAAGCAAGTAGTTCGGTTTAATCCATCGCGATTGGATCATCTGAGCTACGTTACTTGGTTGAGTTCTAGAGATTTCACGACCTGTTACAGAAGCGTAGATTTGAGCATTCTTGCCAACATATTGGTCGTCAAGATAGATAGCGGTCTTAACTTCCTTAGTAATAAAGAAGTCTTTCTCTTCAACCTCTTCTTGACTTAATAAGGTTTTGTAGACATATGGATTTGTCTTCTTACCGAATTGCGCACCGATAGCTTCCCATTCACCCTTCTCTTTTTCAGGCCAACCGATTTCCGCAATAACAGTTGCCCGGTTAAGTAAGGCCATACGGGAATATGTATGCTCGTGTTCAAACTCGTATTTGAAATCGTTAGCACGTTTCATACAGTAATCAATAATCTTCTTATCGCCGTTGATAATCTTGATTGAGTCTGTCTTAATATGCGCTACTTGATAACCGAGTTCTTGAACTTCCTTCTTAAGCATAATCATAAACAAAGCGCCACGTTTTGCGATACAGTTATCGACGTTACGAGGGTCTTTGAATTTGTTAGGCCATGGTGCAGAGGTCATACCATACACAATATTGATAATAATCTTAAGCGCATGAGCAAGTCCTTTGACAGAACCACCTTCCAAATATGGACGGAGTTTGTCAGCAAGCTCAGGATCTACCTCGTCAAATGCATGAGAGGCCGCTTCGATATTACCATGTTTGATATTCATACGACACTCAACAAGTGCTGCGAACTTCGGTGTATATTCACCAAAGTAATTCATGGCAATCAGGCTGTGTGGATGCATGGAAGCAATATCCAATACGATAACGTTCTTATATACACCAGGTTCAGCATGGACATAACCGCCTTCTGATGGGTCTTCACCAAGATATTCGGACTTCTTCTTGAATTTATCAAAAGTATATCCTGGGAACTCTTCAGCAAGGTCATACCAGTTAAACTTGTCTTGAGGATTTGGGTCATCTCCAAATAAGAACTTCTCGGCTTGGGTTTGAGTCTTGACGTTAGGTGATAGGTTGTTAATTTCGGCCAATACCTTACGTGCATTCCAAGCATCTTGTCCGTCTTTGGACTTGAACAATGCCTCTTCTGAAGTTACGTCATTAAGCATATATGCAGCACAACGACCCCAGGCATGCTCGGGCAGAGGTTTAGTCCAATCGTATTCAAACTCGTCATGTCGGAGTCCTAGCTTAATTTGCCATTTCTTCAATGACATCTTCGTGTCTAGGAACTCGTAAATATCCGCATATGAGATATCGTTTGCCGCCCAGATTTTAGCACGCTTGTCTCGTTTTTCGATAATGCCTTGAGAACGCTTGTAACATTCCATTTCGTCATCACCCTGCATACGACCATAAGCAATATGGTTATCATAGCCTAAGTTGTTGAAACCAACCATAGGATATGTATCAAACAAATGACGTACGCGAGTAGGTGCCGGGTTGATTTCAATACCGATTTCTTTCTCGTGAGTAGTCCACCACTCATTAACCAAGATGGTCTCAATCTCAGTTAAGTTGGTACAATCTTCGAGACCTTTATAGATTGTTTCTGGAACTTCCAATCCGTATTTCTTCCAACCTAACATGTATAGATTGGAGAATACTTCCGAGTCAAAGAATACGATATCTTCATCAGGTAAAATGAGACTTTCAGAATAGGACTCGCTCTCATCTTCCGGTACTCTGTAAAAATGCATCTCAGAAACCATCTTCAAACATTGCTGTGCTTGGTTGGTTGACTTGAGTGCGAAACGTAATACTTCTTGTTGCTTATGTCGCAAATCATAAATAACACCAGCATCATATGCATCATCTAGCACCTTTGCTATAAACGATACTTCAGGCGCCGTTGCCCCATGATGTTCTTTGCGGAGACATGCGTCAATGAAATCAAGAAGCTTTTTCTCTGTCCACATAATGTGTTCAACGTCTTTATACATTGACTTCTTCTCCTCCTTGAGTGGTAGTCCGCTTGAAATATGGGCTACAGGCAAGTCATTGGCAGATATGAGTTTTCTGCGCAGGGAAGACCCGCCGTTAAATACCTTAATCTCAACGTCATCAGAAATACGCGTAGCTAGCTTAGTAGGGTCACCATCATACCAATAATGTAGATGGACACCACCGCCAGACTTAGATACCTCTGTATAGGTTGGAGGATATGCAGATGCTAATTCGAGATTCTTAGCAAGGTCTTTCTCACCGTTCTCGTTCTTAGCGTCAAAGTCAATTATAATATGTTCGGTTGGAACACGGACAAAGTGTAGTTTAGTGGGGTCGATTTCTTTTAACGTCGTTGTTACTGAGTCCCACTTCTTCAGAGGGTTTCCATCCTTGTTAGTATACTGAGCAGGCCAGTCACGTCCTTCAAGGTCAAACCTAGATGTAACTCGACCCATAGTCAAATCAATCTTAGGTTTGTCACTGGACTCTGGCGCAGACTTAGTTTCAGGAAATGCCTCTTCGTACTTGAAACCTCTATACCAATCACGTTTTCGGTTGCCTTCACCATCTTTCGTGTCTTTGGTATATGTTTCGAAAAATCGCTGTAAGCCTAATCGCAGACGGTTCTTATACCCGTTGACATCCCAGCCTCTATCTTCAAGCATACCTTTATAGAGCAACTCTACTTCAGACAGGGTTGGGTCGTTCTGCATCATCAATACGTTCTCACGGACAAACTCAAATATAGAGTCTCCGTATTCCAGCATCTCAACATCAATATCGTTAGCGTAGTGGAATGCGCCTAAACGAGAAAATGTATCAATAGATTTCTGAGCAATTCCGGCAAGCTCAAACTGAATATTATTCATCAGTTCTTTATACCTTGGGCCAGCAATAAGATGACCTGTTGGTACCGCCTTAAGTAGACGTCTGACAATACCGGAGTCTGAGTCACGGAATTGGGCACGTTGGTTTGATGCAGTGATGATAAGACCTTTAAATGTTACGGGATATGGTCTTTGATATAGCTTACGTACAAATACTTCTTCATGAGATGTAATCTTAAGTAATGGGGTATCGTTCTTAATCCGACTCAAGTCCGTATCCGAGTCAATCAACAATGGCAACTCTTGTAGAGTTCCTGTTGCATACTCTGAACCACTTGTCAGTTGTTTCAAGTCAATACCACCAATATATTGCCCAAGCAACATCTCAATGATTTTAATTATTGTTCCTTTACCGGTTCCCGCTGGGCCATATAAGAATAAGAATTTCTCAATATTAACAATCTCTCCTGTAAATAAGGCACCTAGACACCACAAGATTTTATCAAGTTGGTCTGGCGCATATAATATAGAAGAAAGTTCGTCAAATGCAGGAGTTGGTTGAGGTGTTGGCGTATAAGGTAGTTGGAAAGTAGAATAATCTTCCCGTGTAACATTATGGTTTTGGAATAAGATTTTACTGTTAAATACTTGAAGGGACTCTGGTGCGTCTTCACAATACTTGACAAAATTACGCATAAGTCCTGAGCCTGCGTTTTGCATGAATTTAACAGATACTTTTTCATATCCCTTAGCTTTCAATTCATGGAACTTGTTGGAAATATATTGGTCAACAACCCGAACAACATCGTTCTTTTCCATTGACCAATTCTCACCAGTCCACATAGCATAAAAGCTACCACCTTTTACAATAATATCCTTAACGTCTCCTCCTTGGTTATCTAGATATGTAAAATCAGCGGAAATAACGGCATCGGCTTTACGATTTGGGCCAGATAATTCCTCAACTGTAATATTGAAGAAATCTGGTTTTCTGTCCGTCATATAATACTCCTCTAATATCCTATCCAAACAACCTTCGACATATCAATCATTTTCATATTCAAGCCTGAGCGGTATGTTGGTGATTTTCTATCGTATTCAAAAACAAATACGGTGTTGTTAAGAAATGCCTCCTTGAAAGTTTTGTATTGCTCTGCAGGGATAACCTCTTTAACATAATCGTCACCAGTAAAGGAATATGTTACTTCAATATACTCCTTTTCCATACAGCACCGCCTTAGAATTCGTCGTCATCGTCGAAGCCGTTTTGTGCTTTCCATTCTTCTTCGAATGTTGAAGCGCGGCCAATGAATTCATTGTATTCTGTAAACAGGCGGATTTCGTGTCCAGTAAGTTCAGCAACACCTGAGTCTACCACACGACCGAACATACCAAGCTTCTTCATACCGTTTCCGATATTTTGAACGTTGCGGTGCTCCATAACCTTCGAGATCACAAGAAGTTGTTGTTCGATGTTTTCGCAGTCAAGGATGCCAGACTCATGCATCATATAAGTAATAAATGCAAGCGGAGTTCCTGCTTCAGTATCGCCTACAAATTTCTGAGCGAATTCGTATAGGATTTCGCCAAAGGATACTGGGAATTGCGTAGTTGAGTAATATGCGTCTGGGCCGAAGAAGTCTTCACGGCGTTCGTAAACTTCCTCAAAGATATTGTTGTCAAACGCATTATATGGTTGTACAACTTTAGTGTCGTTCACTTCAAGCAGTTGTGAGAAGCGGTCAATAATAGCATCAAGGTTAGATGTAGTAACAAGGATACCTAAATTATACCGGTTGGAAGTATCGTTTGCTATAGTAGGGCCGTCATCGTAAAGCTCGCTAATCATTACGGCTTTGTACTGTTCCCAGGCCGCTACACTGTTAGGGTCTGTGTCATGTCGCATGGATTGTCCTTCATTTCCTTTCAATTCTTTTGCTGATTCAATGATGAAATACGGGATATCAGCTTCTCCTGTATTAAAGTATTCGTTTTCTTGCCAGACATTATGGTGAACAACTTCTTCTTCGGCTGTTTGTTGAGCGCCTGCATGATAATCTTCTTCCTCACTGGGAGAGTGGATATCAGCAGCCTCAGGATTGTCTGTGAAAATATTGCGTTGTTGACGAGCGCGCATTTCTTCAAGTTCGGCGTTCTCCTGAGCGATTTGTGCTTCTGCGATTGCCCAGTTTTCGTCAATTGTGCCAGATGTTAGCTGGGACAGGTTTTCTTCCATAATTTCTAGTTGGACGTCTTTATTGGCGATAATATCCTTAAGTTCGTCCTTTTCGCGTTCGGCTTCTTCTTTAATTTCAGCGATTTGCCGTTTCGCTTCCTTAACTAGTCTAAATACGAAGTAACCAAGTCCGGCCGTAGCTACAGCAGCAACCGCACCGAGAATTACTTTTTCCTTATTCATATTATTTCCTTTCAAGAATGGCTTGGATACAACCTTTAACCATATTCAGTTCTTCTTCAGTTAATTCTACACTCATTGTTGAGTCGTAGTTATTCTCAACAGCGACTGAGAATTTGTCATTGTCCTCATCATAATTAAGAACAACCTTTTCTTGACTTTGTAGTCCGATTGTGATATCACTCATAATATACCTCCTGAGGATATAGTGGAAGACCGGGAATCTCGAAGTTGTCCGGCCTAGTCCTTTACTCTCTATATCCTAAATAAGATTAAGCTTCTTCAACAGCAGGGACAACCACTACAGGCTCGTAGAGTTTTTCCCATGTGGATTTAACGGCCTCAGCGATATCTTCAGCGGAATGGTCGTCAGTAACCTGGGGTGTGTAATGCGATTTAGCATGCATATGTACGTCATCATAGGTCACCCAGCGAGTTTCCATATGGTCTGGTAGCAGCATATCAAGAGCGTTAGAAGTAATGCGTTCAACATCAACTTCGGCTTTTTCAAGACGGTCTTCTAGCTTGGATACGAGCGCATTTTTACCTTCAACAACATCGTCATAAGATTTGATCAATTCGTCAGCGTACTTCTTGTGGTTACGGTATCCAGATTTAAATCCATAACAATATCCGCCGATAACAGCTACAGACAAGAGTCCTACGCCAATCCATACAGATTTCTTGATTTTACGTTTAGGTTTGTTTTCAACTACAACTTCAGGTTCGACTTCTTCAAGTCCAGCTTCCATTCCGTCAAACAAGTCGATCGGCGAAGTAACTTCTTCTTGTTCAGGAGCATAAGCGCCAGTTTGGTTCTTGTAGTCCTTATAGTTTTTAACTAAAGAATAGCCGACATATCCGAGATTGATAATCCCGAAAATGCCAGCGCCAATTTTGATGATGTCAGATGTTTTCATGTTTATTCTCCTTTTAGATAAAGTAGTCAGAAATATCACTAGCATAGTCGACACTTGATGTGATATCGCGGACAGGTTCGAATTCGACCACAGGTACAGGATATGCGTAGCCGTTTTCATCACGCACCATAACCACATGTGTATCTAGTGCAAATAAGTCATGGTCAGTCCAGCCAAGCTCAGACCCCGCACGACGTTGTGGACGAGTGAGTGGGATTTTAAGTGCGTCATATACAGTGGTCAAAGTCAGGAAGCCTTGACGGCGAAGTTTTTCAGATAGCGCATTATCAATAGATGCAATGAACATTTGGTTGTAGTTCAAGTCATCTTTAGCGAATTCCGCTGATTTGTTGAATAGTGTATACTCCATCCATTGACATTCGTCAGCGGCTACAGTGGTAACTTTCTTAGGATTTTCCTTACCTTCTTCTTCAGGGCTAGCTAGGGTTTCTTGGCGCTCACCGATAAATTGCGCATTAGGATCATTAGGATATTGTTCCCGGATTTGCTTACGCAGACGGTGGTTAGCCTGAGTAGCTGTAGCAAGTGCAGAAGCAAGCAATGCGTTACGTCCAGTCAAGACATGGTATGAGCGAAGGATAGCGGCAGTAGATAAAGCACCAGCAGTGATAGCAGGGGCAAGAGCTTTGGTTGTGCGTAGGATTGTGTCACCAATTGGCACAGGCATATCATTTTCACGCAGATATTCAACATCTTCAACAATTGTGTTGATCTTGTCTTTCGCCTTATATGCAAGGACAGCGGTAACGCCGAAACCAACAATCCCAGCAGCAACCATAATCAGCGGTTCTTTCTTCTTGTAATTAAACGCAAGAACTTCCATGTTTTCCTTAAATGTTTCCAAATTCCATTTAGCCATAATTTAAAAGACTCCTTTTTATTTAAATAACTTATCCATAATCCAGCATGCAACGCTGAATAAACCAATAACAAACGCAAACTTAATAATAATGTATGCGATAAACCCAAGTAGGGCAAAGAATAAAATAGTTAAAATCAGACTTAACATATCAGTCCTCCTTAGCCACCTTTTCAGTAGCTTCCAGAGCTTTATCCAAAGCTTTCTTTCCGTTTTCAACCATAAATGGTACTACACCGAAAGCGACGATTTTAACAGCATTAAGTAAAAATTTCTTGTTCATTATATTTTCTCCTTTTAATTAATGATAAATATGGTTTGTGTTTTTACGATTTACACGATTTTCACCATATACAATATCTGAAATACGATCGGCCATTTTATTTGCAATATAATCGCTGATATGCTTTTTAACAGAAGGTCTATTTAAAAACAATAAAAATAAAACCGATACGATAGTCCAAACAACACAAATACCCAATAAAATATTAATAATAACTTCCATGATAGACACCTTTTCTTAAATAACTTCTACAGGCGGCAAAGCAAGCGTGTATTTACCGCGGACAGGAATGATACGGACACTGTTGAGGTTTCTCCAGCCATATGAGTTATCCGTATAGTTTGTGCTAGGCTGACCAGCATAATCATAGTAGTCAGCAAGACGGGCGTAGCCATAGTTCATAATATCGCTATTAAGGCTATCTAAGACAACCTTAGCATCATTGTGAGTGAATAGGTAGATTTCCTTAACCCGTCCAGGATTGTTTACAGGTTGTGGTTCAATAACACTTGTTGGATGATATGCGCTTGAGTAGTTTGTGTAGGTACGGCTACCTTGAACGCCACTACTACGCATAGGGTTATTCCAACCAGGTGAATTGTTGTATCGGCCACGGTCTTCACCATAAGCAGCCATATTCACACCTGTTGTGATTGAGTTTACAACCGTATCCTTAATCGCAGGCACGATAACCTCACGACCAAGATATCCAAAAATAGCACGTACGCCATTAGGCCCAATAAGACCTTTAACCAATCGAGTCATCAGGCCTGGCTTGAGTGGTTCGGTGGAAGAGCTAACAAGCGCTTTCTTCGGTTGACGCTGAGCCACATCAACTTTTCCATCGTTGGGTGTAGCTTCTTGAGGCTTAGCAACATTCGTAGCTTGAATGTCGTTGTAGTTAGTTTCGGTCATATGTTCTCCTTTTCAAAAAAAAAAAAATGAAAGTAGACTTTCCTTGTTTCCTGCTGGAATCAAACCAGCGCCTTGCAATTACTCATGTGCTCTCAACGTACACCAAGTACTCCAAGGGGTCTCCTTTCTATATAGTGCATGGTAAAATTTTTAAAGCGAATATGCTTCGAATTCGATTGATAGTTTTCCAGGATTTCGTTCGGAAGCAAGGGTTGTATGGTTTGTGACCTTAATGCCCATACCTTCTATGGACGCGAAATTATTTGTTGTGCCGAGTCGCAGTAATAGGTCGGTCGACTCTTGGTCTCCGATTGGGTCGATTACAATAGAATAGCGGTGGTCGTCTAGATTTACAATATCGTAGAAATATTTATCCAAATATGTTTTCTTCATCAAGTTCTCCTTCAAAAAAAAAAGAAAGAAGTGTAGATTACTCTACAACCTCTTCCGTTTCTTCAACAACTTCAGGAGTATTTTCATACTCTTCAAGTTCAGCAATTTCATAGTCGCCGTCAATTACATCGGCATCGAATTCAGCGGGCATCCCAGCATCGTATGCTTTCTTGCCAAGGAATCCGATAAGGGCAGCTCCTGCAATAGCTCCACCAATTTTCCATTTGTTCGATTTGACCCAATTCCAAGCTTGTTTAGCTTTTCCTTGTTTCTCTTCAACAACTGGTTGTTGGTCAACCATCGCAAGAAGCTTAGCCTTCTCTTCATCTGACAAGTTTTCAAATACGCTACCGGCAACAGCCTCTGCATTTTCAATAACTTCAGTAGTTTCTG